TGATACCTATGGAGAAAAAATAAAGGAACGATACTTTCGTACTCTGGTTTTTAATGAAAACAGTTCTTATTGTCAACAATAACGGAAAGAAATTATGACATTTCTGAACCAGTTAATGCTGTACTTCTGTACGGTGGTCTGTGTGCTGTATCTCCTTTCGGGTGGGTACAGGGCCATGCGTGACTTCTGGCGCAGACAGATTGACAAAAGGGCCGCTGAGAAAATCAGCGCCAGTCAGTCAGCCGGAAGCAAACCCGAAGAGCCGCTCATTTAGCGGCAACTTTCTTAATCACACCTTTCGACGAGAAAATCCCATGTCAGAAATTACATCCCTGGTCACTGCAGAGGCAGTGAAGGACGTCCTGCGCTCTGAAGAAGTCCGGAGCGCACTGAAACAGAAACTTCGCCATAACCTGGAAGCGCGTCTTGATGCAGAAGTGGATGCCATTCTGGATGAACTGCTTGGTGTACAGGCAGAGCCACCGACTGAAGCGGGAGATACCACCGCAGAGAGCGGTGAAGTTCAGCCTGAATCACCGGTCGCCGATGCGACTGAACCTCAACCCGAATCGGTCATGATGCTGTAACGGGGAGTCAGGGCCATCAGTAAACAGCTGCTGGCCTTTTTCATGTTGTGAGCTTCCGGATTGCGGGAGACGGGGTATGTACCAGATGGAAAAAATCACAACAGGTGTGTCATACACCACGTCAGCGGTGGGAACGGGCTACTGGTTCCTGCAGTTGCTGGACAGGGTTTCCCCGTCTCAGTGGGCGGCAATAGGCGTGCTGGGGAGTCTGCTGTTTGGTCTGCTGACGTACCTGACGAACCTGTATTTCAAGATTAAAGAAGACCGGCGTAAGGCGGCGCGGGGAGAGTAAGCTGATGAGCAGGAAATTCCGCTATGGTTTATCAGCGGTAGTTCTGGCGCTGATTGCCGCAGGTGCTTCTGCGCCTGAAATCCTCGACCAGTTTCTGGATGAAAAGGAAGGTAACCACACCACGGCATACCGTGATGGTGTGGGTATCTGGACCATCTGCCGTGGAGCCACCCGGGTGGATGGTAAGCCTGTGATTCCTGGCATGAAGCTGTCGAAGGAAAAATGCGACCGGGTTAACGCTATCGAACGGGATAAGGCGCTGGCATGGGTGGCGAAGAACATCAGAGTGCCACTGACTGAACCCCAGAAAGCGGGTATTGCGTCATTCTGTCCTTACAACATTGGCCCCGGTAAGTGTTTCCCGTCGACGTTTTATAAACGAATTAATGCAGGTGATCGAAAAGGTGCCTGCGAAGCGATTCGCTGGTGGATTAAGGACGGTGGCAGAGACTGCCGTATCCGCTCAAATAATTGCTACGGTCAGGTATCAAGACGTGACCAGGAGAGTGCGCTGTCATGCTGGGGTATCGACAGGTAAGCAGAATATTTTGCTGAAAAATGACGTTGGCCAACGCGGGCAGATAACACGAAATCCTGCGAACTGGCAAAATGTAAGTGAATAAAGTCAACAAGATTGTTTCATGAAGAGGCACCGTAATGGTGCCTTTGTCATTTCTGCGCTTCGCACAAGCGTAAATAAACCAAAGAACCTTTCAGGATGAGCCCTGGTGGATAACCGGCAGTGGTCTGGTTAACCCTCTTTGGGCTGGTTATTCCTGTGCGCAGGGTTCATCACTAAAAGGAAATAACCGATGAATATGATGACCGTGCCGTTTCACGGCGATTCTCTTTATGTGGTTAACCATAACGGCGAACCATACGTTCCCATGAAACCTGTCGTTGCGGGGATGGGGCTGGCCTGGCAATCACAGTTGGCTAAGTTAAGACAGCGTTTTGCGTCAACTATAACGGAAATCGTTATGGTTGCTGAGGATGGGAAACGACGCAATATGGTGTCCCTGCCGCTTCGAAAACTTGCAGGCTGGTTACAAACCATCAATCCCAACAAAGTAAAACCCGAAATCCGCGGCAAGGTAATCCAGTATCAGGAAGAGTGTGACGATGTTCTCTATGAATACTGGACGAAGGGTTTTGTCGTTAATCCCCGTCGAATGAGTGTGATGGAAGAACTCAATCAGGCTTGCGCTGACATGAAACGGGATAAAAACATTGCCAGTGTGTTTGCTACCGGGCTGAATGAGTGGAAACAGGTTAAATCCGCGCATGTATCAAAAATCCGCACATTGATAAACGAAGCGAATCTGCTGATTGATTTTGTCCTGGCTGATACAGGCAAAGGGAAAATAACAAAGGCGGATTGATGGAGTGGTGGCTAATGATATCGGATAAACTCATAACGCTGGCGAAGATCCTCTGTGTAATCGTCGGCATTTCATTTTTAGTCATGCTGGTTGCCATTTTCTTTTCCACCGCCTGGCGAGTCCTGACGTTATCGGGACTGGTGGGGTGAAAGAGAGATGAACCGTGTTCTGTGTGTGGTGATTATTGTCCTGCTGGTAGCCTGTGGTGCGCTTAGTCTGGGGCTGAATCATTACCGCGATAACGCCATAACCTACAAAGAGCAGCGCGATAAAAAAGTCAGTGAGCTGGAGCTGGCAAATGCAACCATTACTGATATGCAGCAGCGCCAGCGTGATGTTGCTGCACTTGATGCCAGATACTCGAGGGAATTAGCCGATGCGAGAGCTGAAAATGAAACTCTTCGCGCTGACGTTGCCGCTGGTTACCGCAGCCTGCGGATCAACGCCACCTGTCCAGGTCCCGTGCGTGAAGCCACCGGCACCGCCCGCGTGGATAATGCAACCGGCCCCCGACTGGCAGACACCGCTGAACGGGATTATTTCACCCTCAGAGAGAGGCTGATCACTATGCAAAAACAACTGGAAGGAACCCAGAAGTATATTAATGAGCAGTGCAGATAGAGTTGCCCATATCGATGGGCAACTCATGCAATTATTGTGAGCAATACACCCGCGCTTCCAGCGGAGTATAAATGCCTAAAGTAATAAAACCGAGCAATCCATTTACGAATGTTTGCTGGGTTTCTGTTTTAACAACATTTTCTGTGCCGCCACAAATTTTGGCTGCATCGACAGTTTTCTTCTGCCCAATTCCAGAAACGAAGAAATGATGGGTGATGGTTTCCTTTGGTGCTACTGCTGTCTGTTTGTTTTGAACAGTAAACGTCTGTTGAGCACATCCTGTAATAAGCAGGGCCAGCGCAGTAGCGAGTAGCATTTTTTTCATGGTGTTATTCCCGATGCTTTTTGAAGTTCGCAGAATCGTATGTGTAGAAAATTAAACAAACCCTAAACAATGAGTTGAAATTTCATATTGTTAATATTTATTAATGTATGTCAGGTGCGATGAATCGTCATTGTATTCCCGGATTAACTATGTCCACAGCCCTGACGGGGAACTTCTCTGCGGGAGTGTGCGGGGATAATCAAAAACGATGCACACCGGGTTTTCTCATTTTTCACGAGATGGGAGCGATTTCCCGCGAAGCCGCCTGTCCGGTGCGGTGGTGGAAGAAACCGGATAAAACAACCGCATTGAACCGCCCCGGGTTTCCTGGAGAGTGTTTTATCTGTGAACTCAGGCTGCCAGATCATCGTTTCCGATGGAAGCATAATAAGCTTTTTCTGCTTCTGCCGGAGGAGTATGGCCCAGCCTTCCCAGCAATCGTCGATTGTTATACCAGTCCACCCACGTTAGTGTGGCCAGTTCCACTTCTGCACGGTTTTTCCAGCTCTTACGGTGTATTACCTCCGCTTTGTAAAGACCATTGATGCTCTCAGCCATCGCGTTGTCATACGAGTCGCCTGTACTCCCTGTTGATGCCAGTAATCCGGCTTCTTTTAGTCGCTCCGTATAGGCCAGTGACACATACTGAGAGCCTTTATCGCTGTGATGGATGGTGCCAGACGGACGACGGGCCCACAACGCCTGCTCCAGCGCATCCAGCACGAATGTCGTTTCCATAGACGATGAGACCCGCCACCCCACGATGTATCCGGCAAACACATCAATGATAAACGCCACATAGACGAAGCCCTGCCATGTGCTGACGTAAGTAAAATCAGCCACCCACAGCTGGTCAGGTCGTTCTGCCACGAACTGACGGTTTACGCGGTCGCCTGCGGCAACGGCTTTCCGGCTGATGGTCGTACGGACCTTTTTACCCCGGAGAACACCGGCAAGTCCCATAACCGCCATGAGACGTGC